AAGGTGAAGGAGTGGATCAAGAGTAATGAGTTGAAGTTGAAAGGTATGAATGCACTCAAGAACTCTTCCAAATGGCAAGAGAGAAGTGAGTACATCGACCTTCAGACTTATATTAAAAACATGAAAAGTTATTTGTCTACTGGTCATTGGGGTGACTTTCGTTATGGAGAGAACAAGGAACATCGAGTACAGAAGGTCTGTCTTGCGATGGCATACTATCCAGACGGAACACCAAAGAGATCACATGGAGTGTGGTATCCAGACATCGGTCAGGTGTGGACAAAGGAATTAGAGGAGACTTGGTATGGTGACGAAGATCCCAGAGTCGTCCACGCAACCCCAACAAGAGGAGAACTTTCTGACGAAGAAGAAGTTCTCAGCGATGGTGGAGACAGCGGTCAGGACGAATCGGATGACCTATATTGATGCAATTGTTTGGATCTGTGAGAAGAACAACATCGAGGTAGAGGACATCAAAAAATATTTGAATACATCGATCGTAGAGAACTTGGAAAAGGAAGCGATGGATTTAAACATACTTCCAAAGGTAAATACTTTGGATGTCTAAGACTATCTTTATGCTCCAATACGGAGACAAGTATAGTCCAAAGGATGTGAACCGTGTTGTTGTGGACACAGAAGGACGATACAACTATGTTGTGTATACGGACGATCCCGACAATGCGAATTACATTTCAACGGTGGAGACCGTTGAACTCAAAGAGAACTTTGAGACTTTCACAAAGGCAATCATGTTAGGTGAAACAGATAGAGGTCAATGCCTGTATCTGGATCTTGATGTGATTATCGAAAAACCTAATCTGGATCATTTATTCAGTGAGGACAAACCGAAGATCTGTAAGACTTGGTGGAAACACGAAGGGTTCGAAAGAGAATACGGTGGAGGTGATTTCAATTCAAGTGTATTGAGTTGGAATGGAACCAACGCAAAAGAGATCTACGATGACTTCATTGAAAATCCAGATTGGTTTATGTGTAAGTGGAAAGGTAAGGATGACAGATTCTTGTTTTGGGAACATGGAGACAGGTTCGATGTGTATCCCAAAAGGACGATCTATTCTTGGATGTACGGTATCGATTATAAAACCGATATTGCACCAAGGGCAAGGAAGTTCTGTGAAGACGCAAGTATCTGTTTGTTGAATGGTAACTTGGACGATAAGATCAACTTACGAGACGACTACTTTGAGATGAAAAAAAGTATAAATAATGCTTGACACAAGGATAATATTTGTGTTATAATACTCAGATTATATTATGGATAAAGTGGATAATATTGTTAATACATTGTAAATACGGAGAAAATATATGTCTTTTGCAAATCTAAAGTCGGGTAAGACCGATATCTCAAAACTGGTTTCAGCCGCACAAGAAGTATCAGGTGGTCAGAAAACCAAAAACAAATACGAAGATGAACGTAAGTGGAAACCCACAGTCGATGACGCGGGTAACGGTTATGCAGTCATTCGTTTCCTTCCCGCAATGGAAGGTCAGGAACTCCCTTGGGAGAGGTACTGGGATCATGGGTTTAAAGGCCCAACTGGTCAATGGTACATCGAGAAGTCTTTGACTTCAATCGGACAGAAGGATCCAGTCGGTGAGTTAAACTCACGTCTGTGGAACTCTGGTAACGAGGAAGATAAAGAAACTGCTCGTAAACAGAAGCGTAGACTTCACTACATCTCTAACATTCTAGTTGTTAGTGATCCTTCTAACCCATCGAACGAGGGTAAAGTATTCTTGTACGAGTATGGTAAGAAGATCTTTGACAAACTCATGGATGTTATGCAACCACAGTTTCCTGGCGAAGAACCAGTAAACCCATTCGACTTCTGGACAGGTGCAGACTTCCAGTTGAAGATTAGAAATGTGGCGGGATATCGTAACTACGACAAGTCTGAGTTTAAATCTCAATCTGCATTGTTCGATGCGGACGAGACTAAACTAGAGGCAACCTACAATCAACTCCATGATCTTTCGGAGTTTGTAGATCCGAAAAACTATAAGTCCTATGACGAACTTAACTCTCGTCTGCAATTGGTCTTAGGTCATTCGGTAGGTGAAGGTGCTACTATGAAGAACGAAGCGTTAACGCAGACTGCGGAAGCGAGTCCTTCAATTGCATCACCAGAACCAGAGATTGTAAGTGCAGAGGCACCTACAATTGCAGAGACATCTTCAGACGAAGATGACACACTGTCTTACTTTGCGAAAATGGCACAGGCGGAC